CGAGGACGAGGAAATGCGCTATCAGTATGCGACGCAGAAAATGCGTGAGGCGACTGACAACTCGGACGGGGACGCCTTCACTCGGGCGCAGGAGATGTGGTATGACAGCCGCCGCAAGGTGGAAGCGATGCGGGTTGCAAAGCAGCGCTCCTCTGAGGCAACGGCGAACCAGTCAGGGGCAGCCAACCCGCGCCTGATCAAGCTCGCCAACGGCTGGATGGAGCAAAATGACTGGTATGACCCCAACGGTCAGGACGAAGACAGCCAGATCGCCAAGGTCATTGACAACAAGCTGATGTCAGACGGCTGGAACCCAGAAACAAAAGATTATTGGGATGAGCTTGACAAACGCTTGCAAAAGCGATTACCACACCATTATACTCATGGTCAAGACGAGGCACCGTCCAGAAGGCGGCCCCGTAGTTTCGTGACCGGATCAGAGCGTGAATCGGTTGGCGGCAGAACAGGAGGTAGCACTTTCGTTCTAGATCCCGAGCAGGTGCGGGCAATGAAAGATGCTGGCTACTGGGATGACCCAGTCAAACGCGCAAAAATGATCAAGCGCTACGCGCAAAACTCACGAAACGACAGGAGCTAAACATTATGGATAATCGCCTCAAGAAGAATCTTGCCGCTGGTGGCCGTGAAAACAGATCTTCACAAGATCATGACCGTGCCGCCCCCGAAGAGAAGTTCATGTCAGCGCAGGAACGTCGAAAGATGTGGAGCGATGAGTGGACACAAAGTGCGCTGCCAAAAATGCCTGAGCTTGCGGGATGGCACCTTTGTTGGCTCTCAACAACTAACGGTTACGACAGCATCGATAAGCGATACCGACTCGGATACGTTCCCGTGCAAGCGGATGAGTTCCCCGGGTTCGACAATTTTCGCGTAAAGGCTGGAGAACACGTTGGGCACATTGCGTGTAACGAGATGATTCTGTGCAAAATTCCTATGGAAATGTATCAGGACATCATGCTGCAAATGCACCACGAACAGCCTCAGGAGGAGGCGGACAAAGTCCGTATCCAAGCTGAGAATCTTCAGGGTGCGCGTGATAGCTCAGGCAAGTCGCTGGGCCGTGTTGAGGGTGAAGGTTTTGGCAATTTAGACCAAGAAGTGAAAGCGCCCGTATTTTACGGGTAACTTCAATGAATAAGGAGCAAGACAATGTCTGCAACTTCCGCTCCGTTCGGTCTGCGTCCTGCGTTCCATCCCTCCGGTTTGGATCGCGCACAGGCGCTGGCTAACGGAATACAAGCTGTATCGACTTCGGGGAATGTGTCGGCTGGCTATGCCAGTAACATCCTTAAGGGGCAACCGGTTAAATACAACACCGGTGGCTATATCGTGGTTGCTGCTGCTGGTGATACGTTTGCCGGTGCCTTTGCGGGCGTCGAGTGGACTGACGCAACTGGCCGCCGTCGCGTGTCGAACTACTGGCCCGCGAACGAGTCGTTTCAAGTTGGTTCTGTCGTCGCTTATTTCTACAATGATGCAAATATCATTTATGAAATTCAGGCCGACGGTTCGCTTGCGCAAACTTCTGTTGGCGATATGGCCGACCTTTCCAACACGACGAATGGTTCAACGACCACCGGTCTGTCGCAGTGCACGCTTTCCACCAGCTTGGCTGGTGCCGGAGCTTCCGCACAAATGCAGATTATGGACATTGCGCCGTATCCTGATAACGCGTGGGGTGACGCTTACACGACCGTTCGTGTTCGCATCAACGAGTCCCAGATCAACGCGTCCATCAACGGACTCTAAAGGAGAATAAGACATGGCAGCCCCGATGAGAAGTACTGACTTTCGGAGCATTGTTGAGCCTATTCTCAACGAGTGCTTCGATGGTGTATACGATCAGCGCACTGACGAATGGTCGCGTGTTTTTCGTGAAGCAGCTGGTATCCCCCGTAACTATCATGAAGAGCCGGTTCTTTACGGCTTTGGTGCGGCTCCGCAGTTGCCTGACGGCACTCCGGTTACGTATCAACAGGGTGGTGTGCTGTTCCTCAAGCGTTACGTTTACAAGGTCTACGGTCTGGCGTTCGCGCTGACCAAAGTTCTTGTTGAGGATGGCGACCATATCCGCATCGGTCAGGTGTATGCAAAGCACCTCGCCCAGTCACTGATTGAGACGAAAGAGACGCTGTCAGCCAATGTGCTGAACGTTGCGTTCAATTCGGCTTACCCCGGTGGCGACGGCGTGGCGTTGAGCAGCACCTCGCATCCGATCGTTAACGGCACCTTCAGCAACTTGCTGGCGACTGCCGCTAACCTTTCGCAAACTTCGCTGGAACAGATGCTTATCCAGATCCGTCAAGCGGTTGACAACAACGGCAAGAAGATTCGTCTTGTGCCGCGTCAGCTGGTGGTGGCCCCGGGCAACGTCTTTCAGTCAGAAGTTCTGTTGAAGAGCGTCCTGCGTTCAGGCAATGCCAACAACGACATCAATCCGATCCGTTCGATCGGCTTGTTGGACGAAGGCGCTGCTGTTCTGTCGCGCCTCACTAACGCCTCGGCGTGGTGGGTGCAGACCGATGCGCCGGAAGGCATGAAGCTGTTGATGCGCCGTAAGCTTGAAAAGACCATGGAAGGTGATTTCGAAACCGACTCCATGCGCTACAAGGCGACCGAGCGTTACGACGTTGGCTTCACTGACCCGCGTGCGATGTACGGTACTGCTGGCGTTTAAGCAATAAGGCTATGCGGGGGTGCCTTAAACCCCTGCATTACATCTGGCTAAACTTTTCAAGGAGCAAGCCAAATGCCTCAATTTTTAGATGATATATTTCTAGGGGCGGCCGTTGCTTATCAAGGCACGGACGTTTACCCAAATTCAACCACTTTTACGGGTTCTATTTCTACAACCACGTTAACTGTCACGGCAATGCTCTCGGGCGATCCTATTGTCGTCGGCATGTACATTGACAGCGCAACCTCGTTGACCAATGGAACCTACATTACCGCATTCGTCACTGGCACTGGTGGCACTGGCACTTATACCGTAAGCGCCTCGCAGACTGTTGCAAGTGCAACTATCATCGGCTCTGGCAATGCTTTGCTGCAAAACCCTTCTCCGATGGATGTTGGTGTTGGCCCGCTGGGCCGTTTATACATCTGGGACGTTGTGCCGCAGGCCAAGCTAACAACCAACATTGTTGCCGCGGTGATTACTACCGCTACGACTTTGACGCTTGCTGCCGGGGCCGGGGTTAAATCGGCAACTATTGTAGGCGGTGCCACTGGGCTGCAACTGGATTGCCCAAGGGCTGTATCTACCACTACAGGCGCTGGTAGCCCGACATCGGTAAACATTACCGTCTCAGGCTACGACTACTATGGTCAAGCTATGAGCGAGGTAATCGCAACAGGAACGGTGGCGTCAACAACTGTAAACGGTAAAAAAGCCTTTTATCAAATCTCCAGTGTTGTTGCTTCGGGGGCCAGCGTAGTGACCGTGGCCGTCGGCACAACCGACATTCTTGGTCTGCCACTTCGGGTGATTGATAAGGCATACATTACTCGCGCAGGCTGGAATGACACCTTGGCTGAAGATGCCGGAACCATGGTAACTGCTGCTACTTTGGCGGCTACTACGACTACCGGTGATGTGCGGGGCACTTACGTTCCATCGTCCGCACCAAACGGTATTCTTCGTCTGGTAATGGGTATATCCCTTCCCGCAATTGCGGCAGGCCCGAATGCAACTCGTGTTGGCGCGTTCGGCGTCACGCAAGCCTAAGGAGAACGACATGGGTCAATTTAAACCAATGGTCAAAATGATGACCACCGAGCCTTCGGTTATTTTAAAGCTCAAAAAAGGTGGTCACGTTTCGATGAAGAACGGCAAGGGCGATCACGGCCATAAGAAGATGGCCGATGGTGGTATGCCCATGATGCCGGCTCGTGGTGCTGCCGCTCCTGCTGCCGCGCCTCAGCGCCCGTCATTGATGGCTCGTCGCCGCGCCATGCGTGGCCTTCCTGCTGGTGCCGGCCCTGCCGCTCCGGTTGGTCAGGCCGCACGCATGATGTCTGGTGCCGCTCCGGCAATGCCGCCGCAAGCTATGCCGCCACAAGGTATGCCCACCATGAAAAAGGGTGGCGACACGGCGCAAGATAAGGCCATGATTAAAAAGGCCATGAAACAGCACGATGCCCAAGAACACAAAGGGGGCAAGGGAACCAAGTTGTCGCTGAAGCGTGGCGGCAAAATGGCAACCGGCGGGGTTGTTAACGGTCAAGGTGGCTTTGCAACTGGTGGAGTCGTTAACGGTCAGGGCGGGTTTAAGACCGGTGGCGTGGCCAATGCAAACGGCGGTGGCTACCGCAAAGGTGGTGTCCCAAAAAAAGCCTACGCGGCGGGGGGAACTGTTAATTCAGGTCGCCCCGTCGCGATGCCGCAAGGCAGCAAAAAACCATCACCTCCGGTGAGTACCAATCGAGTGTCAGGCACGTTCAAGCGTGGCGGCAAGGTTGGAGACAAGCGCATGAACAGCGGCGGGCCTGCTGCTGATGCTCAGACTGCTCGTGAGACCAAGGGGTATGAGGATCATTACAAGCGTGAGGCCGCAGAAAGCCGAGCCATGCGTGACATGATGAACCCCATGAACTTGGTTCGCGGCGCGGTGAATAAACTGCGCGGCTTGGGTGGCGTAACAACTACCGAGCGCGAAGTGAGCCGGACTGTTTCTCCGCCTGAAAAGAAAAGCGGCGGCAGAATTAAATGCTGAAATAGGCAGGGGCTTCGGCCCCTGTTTTTTAGGAGAGAATTATGGCTGATTCAGTTACGAGCCAAACGCTTATCGATGGTGAGCGCACGGTCATCATGAAATTTACAAACATCAGTGATGGCACTGGTGAAAGCGCCGCTTTGAAGGTAGATGTTTCTGCGTTAACGCCAAGCGCATCAGGCGCTGCGTGTGACAGGGTTACGGTTACAAAAATTTACATTTCCAATCACGGCATGGAAGTCAGAATGTATTGGGACGCCTCAACGGATGTTCCGTTTTTTCTGTCCTCTCCTACCGCCACGCAGACGCTTGACTTTACAGGCTTTGGAGGTATCACCAACAACGGTGGCACTGGTGTAAATGGCAACATCGTGTTCAGTACGGCTGATGCTTCTGCTGGTGACACTTACTGGTGCATCTTGGAAATGGTTAAAGGGTATGCGTAATGCCAAGCAAATCACCTTCTCAGCATCGCCTGATGGAGGCGGTTGCGCATAACCCCGCGTTCGCCAAAAAAGTTGGTATCTCTCAAAAAGTCGGCAAAGATTTTGCCAATGCTGACGAGGGAAATAAATTTAAAGGAGGCGGCCTTTATGACAACATTCATGCAAAGCGCCAAAGAATCGCTGAAGGCTCTGGTGAAAAAATGCGCCGAGTGGGCAGCAAAAATGCGCCAACTTTTCAAGACTTTAAGCAGTCAGCAAAAACCGCCAAATTAAAAGAAGGCGGCATTTCTTTGTCTGTTGGCCGTGGTGAAAAATTACCCGTTGACCGCGGCGCAGGTCTTACCGCAAAGGGTCGGGCAAAGTATAATCGAGAGACTGGCAGCAATTTGAAAGCGCCTCAGCCTGAGGGCGGAAGTCGCAAAGATTCATTCTGCGCCCGGATGTCGGGGGTCGTTGAACACGCTTCAGGAGACGCACCGCGTGCCAAAGCTTCTTTGAAGCGATGGAAATGCTCAGGATGGTGAGGTAGATAATGGCTTATTCCGGCACAGTTGGGACAACGGTAATCAAGGTGCAGACCTTGATCGATCACGGCGCTCGCCGGTGCGGTAAGCTGGCCGAGGAGCTGACCTCTGAGCAGGTTTTGTCCGCTCGTGAATCGCTCTACTTTGCCCTGTCGAACCTGATCAATATTGGGATCCAGTATTGGGCGATCGACAAGAAGGTCTACGGCCTGAACGCAGACCAATACATTTACCTGCTGCCTATCGGCGGCAATGACGTTTTGCAAGCACTGTATCGGCAAATGAACCGGCCGACGCCGAACAGCACAGGCGGTTATACCTCAAGCGACGGTGGCATTGTTGAAAACGCTTTTGACCAAAATGTCGATACCATCCTGACGCAAAATGCGCCTGACGGCAGCGTTACGATCGATTACGGCGGGGACAACCCCGTGTATATTGGATCTATTGGTATTTTGCCGGGAACGAATGGCGTTTTTGACATTATTTTTGAGTATTCGTCCGATGGTTTAACGTGGCACACCCTCAGTGACCCAGACTCAGCTACATGGGTCGATAATCAGTGGATCTGGTATGACATTGAGCCGGGTCAAACGGTTGAGTTTTATCGAGTGCGCGAGACCGGCGGCAATACATTGATCGTACGCGAGCTTTTCCTTGGGAATAATTCTACCGAAATCCCAATGTCTCGATTGAACCGAGACGATTACACCAGCTTGCCGAACAAGCAGTTCACCGCAAATCAACCGTTTCAGTATTGGTTTAACCGCACCATCCCGCAGGCGCAAATCACGCTGTGGCCGGTGCCGTCTGACACCTTTGTGCAGATGACGGTCTGGTATTCGCGGCAGATTATGGACGTGGGCGACCTTTACGGCGAGCTTGAAATACCGCAGCGCTGGTATGAGGCGGTGCAGATGATGTTATCTCACCGCATGAGCTTAGAGCTGCCCGGTGTTGAGATGACCCGCATCCAATACCTTGAGGCGCAGTCCGAGAAGTATCTGACACTTGCAGAGGTTGAAGAGCGCGACAAGTCACCGATTTATTTTGCCCCGAATATCAGCGTATATACGAGGTAACCGATGCCCAAATTTCTGGACACCAGAGGGTATTCGGACATTGCGATTGCGGTATGCGACCGGTGCAAGATGAAGCGCCCGCACGCGGTAATGCGCTCCGACCCGAACTTCCCCGGGCTTCAGGTGTGCGACCAAGGGTGCGCAGATCAGTTCGACCCCTATCGCCTGCCGGCAAGGAAAACCGAAAAGATAACGATTCGGTTTCCTCGTCCTGACGTCAGCGTTGCGGTTGACCCAAACAATCTGATTACGACGGGCTATGGCGGTTACGTCATTTCGCCGCAGCAAAACAACCAGACGCCGTCAAACAACGGTAATTTGGACAGCATAGAGATCCAGCCCTGACATGGCCAATATCACCATCACGAGGCTGCCAAACGCGCTGCCGCTGACCGGAACCGAATCGGTGCCGATTGTCCAAAATGGGCAGACGGTGCAGACAACGACCGCGGCGATATCGTCGTCCCCGAACCAGCAGCAGACGTTCCTCACGGTCAATCAGGAGGCGACGCTTCCGAATAGCCGCTACATCAGCACAGGAACGGGCTTAGGGCTTACCGACGGCGGGGCGCAGTCCTACTATCGCCTGACGCTCAACGCCGCGTCTGGGAGCCTTGAGACGGCCCTGACGGGCATCGTCGTGAAGGATGGGGCGGCGTCTGTTGTTGCCCGCACAATCTTAACCAGCGGTAGCGGGCTTTCAATCACAAACGGTAGCGGCATACTAGGCAATCCGACAATTGCGTTGACTGGTCAAGTCTTGAACTTAGCTAACGCGTCCGGATCTGGTTTTATCGCGCTAGACGGATCCGGTGCGCTGAGTCCGCGGCAGATTACCGGAACGGCAACTGAAATTAATGTGGCCAACGGCACGGGCGCGGCCGGCAATCCGGTAATTTCAATGGCGGACACCGCCGTCGCCGCGGGAACGTATGGCTCATCGACCCAGATCCCAGTAGTTACAGTTGACTCAAAGGGTCGGATTACGACGGCAACGGTGGCCTCTGCGGTTGCTGGCGGGACGGTGACGTCTGTCTCGGCGCTGACGCTTGGAACCGCCGGAACAGACCTGAGTTCCACGGTTGCAAATCCCACAACGACGCCGGTCATAACGCTGAACGTGCCTACCGCGTCTGCGGCTAATCGCGGCGCGTTGAGTGCGGCAGATTGGACGACCTTCAACAACAAGGGTTCAGGAACGGTTACAGGCGTTACGGGAGCGGCTCCTGTTGTCAGCAGCGGAGGTGCTGCGCCAGCTATTTCAATGCCAAAAGCAACAACATCAGTTGACGGGTATTTGTCCGCAACGGACTGGACTACCTTCAATAATAAAGGGTCTGGCACCGTTACCTCGGTGTCTGTGGTGTCGGCTAACGGGCTGGCTGGAACCGTAGCGACTGCAACAACAACTCCGGCGATCACGCTCTCGACAACCATCACCGGCTTGCTGAAAGGCAACGGCACCGCAATCAGCGCAGCGGTATCCGGCACAGACTACGCACCCGCGACCAGCGGCACCTCGATCCTGTATGGCAACGGATCGGGTGGATTTTCCAATGTCACTATAGGCACAGGCGTCGCCTTTGCTGGCGGCACGCTATCCGCAACAGGTTCGGGCGGCACTGTAACGAGTGTGACGGGAACCGCGCCCGTTGTATCGTCAGGCGGCGCAACACCGGCGATCAGTATGGCGGCAGCATCAACGAGCGTGAGCGGCTATCTGACCAGCACAGACTGGGCGACATTTAACGCAAAACAGCCTGCTGGAACATACGTCAATTCGGTCAGCGGAACTGCCGGACGGATTACTAGCACTGGCGGCGTGACACCTGTTATCGACCTTGCCAGCGGCGTTGCGTCGGCAGGAACGACGGGTTCTGCGTCTTTGATTCCGGTGGTAACGATTGACACTTACGGTCGCGTTACGACGATTACGACTGCTGCAAACCCGCAAGGAACGGTAACTTCCATCACGGCAGGCACTGGCCTGAGTGGTGGCACAATCACCTCGACCGGCACGATTGCCATAGATTCAACGGTGGCAACTCTGACCGGCACGCAGACGCTGACCAATAAAACCATCAGCGGCGCATCCAATACCCTGACCAATATCGGCAACAGTTCGCTGACAAACAGTGCGGTCACAATCGGCACCACAAGTATTTCGCTCGGATCGTCCTCCTTGACGCTGGGTGGCCTTACTTCAGTCGCGCTGACTCAAGACCCCGTTTCTGCGTTGCAGGCCGCCACAAAACAATACGTTGACAGTGTGGCTCAAGGGCTAGACCCGAAAGCATCTTGTGTTGCGGCTACAACCGTTAATATCACGCTCTCTGCGGCACAGACAATTGACGGTGTAGCGTTGATTGCGGGGGATCGTTGTTTAGTTAAGAACCAAACTGCACCAGCGGAAAACGGCATTTATTTGGTGGCTTCAGGGGCGTGGACTCGCACCACAGATATGGACGTGTGGGCCGAGGTGCCGGGGGCGTTCACGTTCATCGAGCAAGGCACCACTCAAGCGGATACCGGCTGGGTGTGTACTTCCAATGCAGGCGGCACGATAGGCACGACCGCTATCACTTTTGTGCAATTTGCTGGTGTTGGCTCATACACCGCAGGAACGGGTCTAACCCTGACGGGAACGCAGTTTAGCCTGACCTCTCCGGTAGCGGTATCGCTGGGCGGCACAGGCTCGACGACGGCTTTTACGCAATACGGCGTGGCTTACGGATCGACCACCAGCGCGATGGCTACGACTGCGGCCGGAACTACTACAACCGTTTTGCATGGGAACGCCTCTGGAGCGCCGACTTTTGGTGCGGTATCATTGACGGCTGATGTATCAGGGACTTTGCCCATTGCAAATGGGGGAACAAACAGCACTGCGACGCCTACGGCGGGAGGTGCTGGATATGGAACTGGAACGGCTCACGCATATACTGCGGCAGGGACTGCTGGACAGGTATTAACTTCTGCGGGTGCATCTGCGCCTGTTTGGTCAGGAATCGCTGGCGG